CAGCCGGACCCTTCCGGCAATCGCAAGTGGGATAAGCGCAAAGCGACTGGCCGCATCGACGGAATCGTCTCTCTTTGCATGGCCAACGCTGCCGCGCGTCAATCCAAGATAGACACTGGACGGTCCTTCTGGGACCGAGCAGCTTGAGGAACCAATGAACCTTCGCAGCCTTATCCCTTGGGGCGGCTCCCGAGCCAAAGCCCTCGAAGAGAAGAACGAGACGCTGCGGATCTTCCGCGAGCTCTACGGCGCACGTACATCTACCAAGTCCGGCAAGGATGTTAGCTTCGACCAAGCGATCAAGGTTAGCACCGTCCTGCGCTGCGCTGCGGTCATCGCCGACGGCGTGTCGTCCGTCCCGCTGAAGCTGTACAAGGCCGACTACGCAAAGCGCACTCGCCAAGTTGCGTCGGACCACCCGATGTATCGCTTGTTGGCGCGGCGCCCCAACCCTTGGATGACGAGCTTCGAGTTCCGAGAAGCAATCACGATGCAAGCCGTGCTGTGTGGCAATGCATTCGTGTACAAGAACATGGTGCGCGGGCGCGTCGTCGAGATGATGATCCTCGACCCCGGTCGCGTTTCAATCAAGCGCAAACCTGACTGGTCGGTCGAGTACACCTACCGCCCCATCAACGGTCCGCCCGAAGTTCTGAACCCCGATGCCGTCTGGCATATCAAGGGTCCGTCCTACACCGGCTATGCCGGCATCGAGGCGGTGACCAATGCCCGCGAAGCCATTGGGCTTTCGATGGCTCTGGAAGAGAGCCATGCTTCTTTGCATCGCAACGGGGTTCAGTCTTCGGGCGTGTACAGTGTCGATGGCAGCTTAAGCGAAGCTCAGTACGAGCGCCTGCGCAAATACATTCAAGAAGAGCACGCTACCTCGAACAACAGCGGCAAGCCTTTCATCCTCGATCGTGGCGCCAAGTGGCAAGCCTTGACGATGAACGGCGTGGACGCTCAGCATCTCGAGACGAGGCGCTTTCAGATCGAGGAGATCTGCCGCATGTTCGGCGTCATGCCGATCATGGTTGGCTATTCCGACAAAGCAGCGACCTACGCTTCTGCCGAGCAGATGTTCCTCGCGCACAACATCCATTGCATCCGACCCTGGCATCGCCGGTTGGAAGCATCGATGGCGAACAATTTTCTGACACCCGAAGAGGAAGAAGCAGGGTATTACTTCAAGTTCCTCGACAGCGAGATGCTGCGCGGTGACGCGAAGACTCGCTCCGAGTATTACATGAAGGGCATCCAGGCCGGTTGGATGACGCGCAACGAAGCTCGCGAGTGGGAAGAGCTCGATCCGATCGAAGGTTTGGATGCGCCGCTCATGCCTGCGAATATGGTGCCGGTTGGAGAAGAGCCGGACGAAGACGACCTGGACGAAGACGATCCCGAAGATACCCCTTCGCTGTCGAGCGAAGAAGAACCCAGCGGAGACGCGCAATGAAGATTTCTCGTAAGGAGATGCAAGGTCTGTCTCGCATGGACATCGCCTTGCGCGAAGTGAAGCTCGCCAAAGACGGCGAAATGGTCGTCGAAGGATACGGCGCTGTCTTCAACAACGTCGACAGCTACGGCGACATGATCATGCCCGGCGCATTCGCCGACACGATCGCCAATTCGAAGAAGACAGGCTCGTGGCCCGCGATGCTCATGCAGCATGGCGGCATGGGCCTCGGTGCAGACGACATGACGCCGGTCGGCATCTGGACCGAGATGGAAGAGGACCAGTTCGGCCTCAAGCTGAAAGGCAAGCTCGCCGATACGGTGCGTGGGCGCGAAGCCTATGCGCTCCTGAAGATGGAGCCCCGCCCGGCGATCGATGGCCTCAGCATCGGTTACATGGTGAAGGCTTACGAGGCGCGCACGCGCCCGGAAGAGCCTCGCCGCAAGCTCACCAAGATCGATCTGTTCGAGGTGAGCCTCGTCACTTTCCCGGCCAACCCCAAGGCGCGCATCAGCGACGTCAAGTCGGGTTCCGGCCTGGACATCCGAGATGCCGAGCGTGCCCTGCGTGATGTCGGGTTCTCTCGGTCCGAAGCCAAGGCCATCCTGGCCAAAGGCTTTCAAGCGGTCGGTCAGCGCGAGGCTGGCGATGCCGCGATCGTCGAGGACCTTCAGAGCCTCATCAACGCTATCTCGCGCTAACGAGAAAGGAACAACCCAAATGACGAAGCACACGAAGATCGACCTGGGCGCTGCGGCGCCCGCGTTCGAGCAGAAGAACGGCAACCCCGGTTCGCCGGACGACGTCAAGACCATCATCGCCAACCTTGGCCGCGCGTTCGAGGAATTCAGGACGCGCAACGACAAGGAACTGGCCGAGGTCAAGGCGGGCATGAAGGCGGCTCCGGCCGACCTCGACAAGTTGCAGACCGCTCTGTCCGATCTGCAGGAAGCCAAGGACAAGATCGAGCTCTCGCTGAAGGCGCAAGCCAAGAAGCACGAGGAAGAGCTCATCGCTCTCGAAGCCAAGCTGAATCGCCCCGGCGCTCGCGGCAACAACGGCCCCGAGATCGACTTCGAGGCGGAAGCCGAGAAGATGACGAACCACGTCCTCTCGATGAAGCGTGCGCACAACCTTCCGATCCCGACCGAGACCTTCAACGTCGATTCGGTGAAGGCGTACAAGTCGGCGATGCTGAAGGCGATGCGTCGCGGAATCCAGTCGCTCAACGGCGACGAGCAGAAGGCGCTTCTGGCCGGCAGCGATCCGGACGGCGGCTTCCTGATCACGCCGGACGTTTCGGGCCGCATCGTGACGCGCGTGTACGAGACCTCGCCGATCCGCCAGCTGGTCTCGCAAGTCACGATCTCGACCGACGCGCTGGAAGGCGTCAACGACTTCGAAGAGGCCGGTGGCCTCGTCATGGTCGGCGAGCAGACGGCGCCGACCGAGACCACGACGCCGAAGATCGGCAAGTGGCGCATCGCTGTTCACGAAGGCTATGTCGAGCCGAAGGCGACCCAGCAGTTGCTGGAGGATTCTTCGGTCGACATGGAAGCGTGGCTGGCGCGCAAGGTCGCGGACAAGATCTCGCGCGGCCAGAACAACCTCTTCATCAACGGCAACGGCGTGGGCCGTCCGATGGGGTTGTTCGCGTACACGACGGCGGAGACGTCCGACGACACCCGCGCTTGGGGTGTCTTCGAGCACGTCAAGACCGGCGTGAACGGCAACTTCGCCACCAGCAACCCTGCGGACGTCTTCTTCGATCTGATCGGGAAGTTCAAGGATTTCTATCTCGCCAACGCGCGGTTCTTCACGCGTCGCGAGGTCGTGACCCTGGTCCGCAAGTTCAAGGAGTCGACCACCGGCCAGTATCTGTGGCAACCCGGCTTGCAGGTGGGCCAGCCGCAGACGATCCTGACGTATCCCGTCGTGATCGGCCAGGACATCCCCGGCCTGGGGACGAACGGCAACTCGCTGGCGTTCGGCGACTTCGCCGAAGCCTACACGATCGTGGACCGTCTCGGCATGACGACGATCCGCGACAACCTCACCGCCAAGCCGTTCATCAAGTTCTACACGCGCGTCCGTTTCGGCGGCGGCGCGTTGAATTTCGAAGCGGTGAAGTTTATCCGCTTCGCGGCGTAAGCTGGCGATGGGCTAAAGGGGTGGGCTTAGGCTCACCCCTTCTCTTCAGAATACATGGCCAGCAAGGAGGGCCACAAATATGCGCGATATGATCTCTCACCTCTTTCCGAAGCGTGCGATCTCGCCCGCTGCGGCGGTCACGAACGACACCCCGCTCGTCTCGCAAATCATCGACCGTCAGGGCTTCGACGCGCTGTCGTTCTTGATCGCGACTGGCGATCTGGCCGATGCCGGCGCGACTTTCACCGTTCTCGTGGAGCACGACGACGCGGCGGGCTTCGGAACGGCGACGGCGGTTCCGGACGAGGACCTCGTCGGCACGGAAGCTCGCGCGAGCTTCACTCAGGCCGACGACAACAAGTGCTTCATGATCGGCTATCAGGGCATCAAGCGGTATGTCCGCTTGACCATCACGCCCGCTGGGAACGCGGCAAATGCGTTCATCTCGGCGATCGCGCTGCTGGGCAAGCCGACGTCGCCGAACTTCCTGCCGGCGTCCAACCCGCCCGCGTAACGACTACGGAATTGGGGTGGTGGGAAACTGCCACCCCTCTTTCTGGAGGATCGAATGAAGAAGGTTACGACTCAACCGGCCCATGAGCCTTTGGACCTTGCAGAAGTCAAACTCTTCTGCCGTGTCGATGGGAATGCCGATGACAACCTTCTCGAAGCGATGATCAAGTCTGCTCGTTTGTATTTCGAGCGGACTACGAATTTCTCTTTGATCGAGCGCACTGTCGAGCTCAAGCTGGAACGCTTTCCTGCCGATGGCAAGATAAAGCTGACCCCTGCTCCGGTGACTGCGATCACGAGCTTCCAATACTACGACGAGAGCAATGTTCAGCAGACGGTGAATGCTGCGATCTACGAGGCTGTTCTCGAAGACGCTCAGCAGCCGCTGCCTTCTTACATCCGCTTGAAGCCTGGCCAAGCATGGCCGAGCACAACCACAGATTTGAATTATCCGATCACGATTACCTTCAAGTCTGGCGTTGCTTCTCCTTCGAATGTTCCGCCAGCAGCCAAGCAAGCTCTGCTTATGCTGATTGCGGACATGTATCAGA